GGTTCCGGCACCGCACAGGCACCACCGGAAACCCCGGACTCGTGTGCTACACTATCAACAACAAAACACCAAACAACTACCAGATAGCCAGATAAAAGAGATGCCATGAGCCAACGACCAACAAAAGCAGACCTAGCCACCACCGCATCGTGGGTGTGGGCCACAGACCATCATCTACGCACACTCAACCGGGCATGCACCAAAACAGCCGCACACTACCCCGCAATCAGTGCAGACGACCTGTACCAAGACTCTTTGCTATATATTGCGGTGCGGGAACAATACCACAACCTAGACAACAAACACTACACCAAAATGTGCTACAGGGTAGCCAAACGGCTAGCCAACAAAACCATACAACACCTCGACCAACCGAAACCTTTATCCGATATTATTCATCTAGCCGACAACCAAACAAGCAACTAGAAGGAGAACCCCTCATGGTTAAAACCACCATCGACGACGGAACCCAAACCACCGTGCTACAAACCGTAGGCACCACCACCACAGCCATCATCACCGACACCGAAAACCCCGAAACCATCACCGCCAAATACACCATCAGTAAAGACGGCACAGCCACCTACAGTATCAGCGGAAACACCTACCTCGGCGACCACCAACACATTATTAAACTCATGTACGACTACTGCCACTGTGTGGGACGATTCGACACCAGCAACACCAGCAACATGAACGACTTGTTTAAGGATTACCAGTGAACCGAACCTACACCACCGCCGACATCATCCAAGCCGCGCAATGGATCTGGAACGGAGGCCCATGGAAACCGAGTGTCGAACCAGGAATGCCACCACCACCAACCGCGCCACAACACCACGGCAACAACATTGTTACCATGATCGATTTGCAGCTAGCCATCGACGACTACACCCTCACCTGCCAGCCATCCAAACAGCGAAAACATTTGGCACGGTTGGCCGCATTCCGGGAAGTATACGGGTATGACCAAACATATGCGTCGGCCGCCCAACGATTGGGTGTCACCCGGCAGACTGTGAAACAGTGGGCAGACCAAACACTGATCACCCTAACAGGCTACGCAAACAGTAGATACTATCCAGACGAAAACGACGAAAGCACAGGGATGGGATAAAACCATGAACAACACACACAATATCACCTACACCACCCTCAACACAGCGATACACCGTATCGTCCAACAACAGCCCACCAACATGCAACAGCTGGAAAACATTGTTGACAGTGTCGAAAACCAGTACGGTGTACCCGTCTCCCTCGACAACGTGAACCTTACCGTCAACGAAGTCAGCCTCGACGATCTCGCTATCGACCAGGACACGCTAGACGAGTGCAGCGAAATCCTGTGGTTATGCGACAGTGCAGGACACCCCACAAACAACAGCAACACCCGTGACAACAGCGAGGACCAGAGCCCCTATGCAAGCCAGGAAGCACTAGACTGGCTCGCCGGAATCGCATACCAGGCAAAACTATTGCAGGCGGCAGCCGACGAGATCATGTGGGCTATCATCCGCCACCGCGACAACCACAAAAACGTTATCGGCCGGAACGTTCTAGACCAGGCCAGCGATACGATCTCTACCTGCCTCCACCTGTATCAGATGCTCGAAGACACCATCGACCGCAACGAATCATAGCCACACCGCATAAACAGAAATAGTGCCCCAGCGGCAACCACCACACGATCGTGGCAGCACCGCTGGGGCACACACATATATTCAATTATGCAACAGTAGACTCTACCGTCCCAACCTCCGACTCTGCTGCACGCCGAGGCTCATAGCCGACAACATCAACATCATCTATCGGCTCGATCATGCCAGGATCCGACACATCAACCATATGCGGCTCAACAATGCCCCCATCCTCCGGTGGAACCAAACCCGCATCCACAACCGGTGTCACCTTCGGCTTACCGGCCACAAACGACGGATTACCAAACGATGTAGCCACCGACAGCACCGCAGCAACCGTTGCTGTTATCAAGGCAGACTCCCACGGCAAACCGCGAAACGACTCCGCAGTATACGTGACACCCGCCGTCACCCCAAGCACAGCAACAAACGTTTGAATAAAAGTTTTCAGGGCACGCTCCAACAAGCCCAACCAAAACTGTTTACCCACAACACACCACCATCACTTTTTCAAACCGTTAACAGTCGACTCAAGCCTGTCAATGCGGCTGCGACACTCCAGCACGTAATACCAGACACTCCACAAAGCGTCTTTTGTGCGCCACAGCTTCCCCGTCACCGGATTCTTCACCCACGACAGGGCATCAACACGTTTACCCAAATCACCATTCTGTACCTGAACCACACCAACATCATGGTGCAGCTGGTTCACCGACTGGGCCACCTGTGCCGACAATTGTTTAATCTGATCATGCAAGGCTTTCACATCAGCCACAGTTAACTCCCCACTCTCATCTTTGCCGTTGACTACGGCCATAAACCTGTCCCACGGAAACCACGGCCCAGGATCATCATGATCCGACTGATGCCACGCATCCGTCACATCCACATGGCCGCACACACCCCGCCTGCCAGACTTCAAATCGGCTGCACTAAGCTTCCTCTTTGGAACATTATATTTGTCACACAAACGTCTACACAGGATGGCAGCCTTCTCCACCGCAGGCCACACGCGAGGATCCAGCCACTGCTCCCGAGTGTAAGCATGCCCCGGCACACGGAACGAGGCGTGCGAACCCCCATCCGCGCAAATCTCTATACCCAAACTATGCGGATTCGGTGGGGCATGCCAGCCAATAGTCCCCTCTGACAGGCACTGCACCGTCTCCCCAATATCACACACATAATGCGCCGAACCACCCGACGATGGGGAAGCAAAATAGTTTGCCGTGGACACCGCCCGCCCCTTACGCGAGGCAGACGGAAACCCCACATCCGGGCACGTCGCATGAATCACAACCCTATTCACCGGACTATTCGAGCCGGCAGAATGATGCGCAGCAGGAATAAACCTCACCACACATCACCACCAAACACTACCATCACAGCCACTCCTTTCTATTTGTGGGATGATATAGTCACTATAGGCGACGGTTTCACACCCTGGCAGGCCACCGAGCCCGATATTGTGGAAGCCACACCGTCACTATATTTCACAACCAGGCGACCCCCGGAACAGTACACAGACACCACCGAGCGCCCATCTTTACCATCTTTACCATCTTTGCCATCGGATCCGTTCGCACCGGCGGGGCCGCGCTCACCCCGTTCACCCTGTGCACCTTGCGGGCCGGCAGGACCTGAAGGGCCCACATCACCGCGTTCACCGGCCGAACCATCCCGACCATCAGCGCCATCAACACCGTTCACACCGTCAGCACCTGCACGACCTGGAACACCATCATGGCCATCCGATCCATTCGCACCAGGCAACCCGCCAGTACCTTTCACACCATTCAAACCCGGGGAACCCTGCGGACCAACAGGGCCAACCAGCCCAGCCGAACCATTAACACCGTCACGCCCATCAGCACCTGCAGGGCCTTGCGGGCCGCGCTCACCGGCCGGGCCAGGCACCCCCTGCACACTCCGCTCAGTACGCACAGCATCCACACACAAACCAGACCTATGTAGCTTCACAGACTCTTTGCCACCCGAAGCACACGCCTGCTTCACACGGGCCGCCAAACCCCTGGCTGCCGTACCATTAGACTGGGCCCTCGCCTGCTCCGAATCCCTTTGCGAAGCCACAGACCCGTACCGTAAAGCACCCCCGGCAACCACCGCCAGTAGTATAAGCGACAAAAACAACAACACCAGTGAAGCCTTCTCAAAATTGCGGCGCTGCCGCTTCTCCTCCTCCAACTCCCTCAACCCTACTCACCTCCACCATCAACAGTATCTTTCAAAAACTCGGGCACATCAGGGAGATGCATAGGCTCCACATCATCAGGAAGCCCGGCGTTAAACCTTCGCACCTCGCGCCGCACACCCCACGTATACTCTTCCATCGCATCCACCTGCGCAGACAGCCTGCGTAAACGCCGCCTAGACCGGGATGTGACAGCCTGAACAGAACCCAAAACCGTGGCCAACGCTGTACAAATAGAGGCCACCAGTGCAGGAGTAAACCACGACACCACAGCCCCCCAGCATCACACCATCCGCCACAACACCTGTACAGTCACACGCCGACAGCAATCCAGTTAGCTACCGCAGGAACCCCAGAAGGCTTAGAACCATCATTCGTAATAAACGCCAAACTAAAATTTTGGGCAGTCACATTGTAGGCTTTCACATCAATCTGCTGCGTACCCCCCGCCGCCGTAGCCATAGACGCCACAACAACAGGCGCACTACTAAACGGGCGATCAAACGGAATCGTGTAAGCATACACAGCAGAACCACCAAACATGATCGACTTAGAACCCGTCTCAATCCTGGGGGACAACAACATCCACTCACCAGCATGATTAGCCCACACAGCCCCAGAGGGAACCATCACCCGGTCACCCTCCACTGGGGTAGGATCACACGCAGCAGACTCGCCAAACGCCACACGGGCCGCTATAGCACGCCTATCCAGCTGCTGCTGCAACCCGTTAGACGACAACACCAAAGTAGCCAGCAACTGCTGATGAAACACGCCAGGCTCGGCACGCAACACATCCCGGGCACGCTCCGCACGGCCCCCAGGAACAATCTCCAACTTGGCTGTGTTCTGCTCCCAATCCCGAGACAGAACAACATAGTCATATCGGGTCTCACCAGGACCCGGAAGCTGCCCCGTCACCGTCTCAACACTATTCGACGTGCACATCACCCCGTGAGCCCAAGCCTGCCCCGGCAGGACCTCACACAACACTGTGGCACCCTGAATCGTCGTGCCGACACGAAAATCGTCCGGCCCTTTCACAGACGGCATATTACCCATCAGACCAGACATTTGAGCCCAATCATACTCGGTCAACACACCATCAAACCCTTTACACACAATAGCCACAACAAACCCCCATCATTCTAGAATTTTTGCAAATCCCGCACACCCGCAGCCAAACCAGCCACACGGCGAGCCAGCAAAGCCGACGGATTATCCTCATAATCCCCCGCAACCGGTGTCACCTTCGTCCAACCATCACCAGGCGATACACACTCCACATCAATCTGCCGAACAATCTCCGCAATAGGGCCAGAACCCACATCCACATAGATCAAATCACCCGGCATCAGATTGCCTGGCCCAAACCGCAACACATCCGACTCAGCCAACTCAATCTTAAACCCCGACGTAGCCCCCGACTCGAACAACACCCGCTCAGCCTCATCAATGAGATGCACATGCTCAGAATCCGTGTTACGGGCATCCTTAAACACCTCGACACGATCAAACCAGTCATCCTCGGCCATCGAATCAACATCCTCACAAAACAGCCGATCCTTACCCTCGCCGCGGCCACCAACCACCACCGAAGTAGCCTTCGGGGCGTCACGCACATACTCCCACGACACAATCGAACCAGACTCGGCAGTCAACACATGCTTCCGTGTCACAGCAGGCACACAATCAAACACCAAACCACGCTGATCAAACTTCGCATTCTCAAACTGGTTCACCGAAACAGTCATCCGAGCCCACGACAACACCGGCAACAACTTATCGGCAAACACGTGAAACCGCACCTGAAAATCCTTAATATAGCGGCCACGACTCTCATCATCGTTCATAAACAAACCAGGCGGAAAACGCCAAGCATTATCCCCCAACACCTGCTTAGCCACCGACTCAGCCGCACCCGAATAGTGGGCATAATCCCTGTCGGCACGCCACTCCATACCAACCAAACCAGGACGATAATTCACAGGCCACATCAACATACGCCACAACAGGCGGATATCATCCTCACACGTGATAGTCACCCGCGAAGAACGCCACGGACCAACACCATGAACCTTACGCACAGGCCCCGAAAAAATCTGGCCCCCACCATAATCAACAACCAGCCGTGCACCAGGCTTCGTCAACCCGTCAAGCCTAGAATGATCACCAGACACCACCAACTCCAGCGTAGACAAACCATTCCACTTCAACGACAACTTCAACGACTCAAAAAAATTGATAGGCGCCACACGACGATAATCCGGCGTAAACAATGTTACATGCGGAACAAGACCAGCCATCAACTATTCACCAAGCCCTCAAAAACCTGTACTGCACCGACACAACAATGGCACCCAAACCAACCATCTCAATATTCACACTCTTAGAACCGCCAGGCGGAATAGGCGCAAACTCCCACTCCTTCAAACGATCCATCACATCCTCAAACCCGTTCAACAATGCAGACTGTTTACGAGGATCCGTATCAATAGTGATCCAATCATACTCCTCAACCGGATAATCCGAAGACACACGCAAACCATCAATCTGCACAGACCACGACTCCAAAGGCCCCTCAACACGAATCACAGGCCACGCAGGCACATCACCCTTATTCGACAAATTATCCCAGCCAGAACCAACGCCAGGCGTCAACACCACAGGAAACGCCGTACCATCCTTGCCGACAGGGCCGCCACCCAACCAATCCTGCAACTTCGTGTTACTAAAACGAAACTTCTGCTCATCCCCATACCAAAACGGATCATAAGCTGTCAAATGAAGCACATAACGCGCATATCCACGATTCACCGGATCAACCGTAAACGTGTCATCCACCGAATCAAACCGGCATTTTAGCACACGCTCAACACCGGCAGGAGTCTTCACAGACAACTCCCCCTCCTCGCCAGGAGGAAAAGCAGACCACAACGCGTCATACGCCTTCAAAAAACCATCACGAAACCCGCCCACCGGATCCGGGTCAACACCCGACACCAACACCGGTAGCGTCACCTCGCGAGGCTTCACATTAAACCCGCGCCACTCCGAGCCGTGCACCCCAACATGTGTTTGAGAAAAATGCTCCACCTCGGGAACACCCAAGCCGCGCAACGAATCATTCAACAACATGACAGGAGACGCACCCGTATAATCCGTCAAATGAAGCACACGCTCGTCGCCAAACAGCGGATCCATAGACCAGGTAACAGTCAAACCGGAACGATCAGACGGGTCAGGAATAAACATGAACCACACCCCCAATCACACGTAAGCCAACGCGTTCAAAGCGTCACGCTGCTGCCGCTCAATCCGCTTCGCAAACTCGTTAGGATCACCATAAGTAGGCCCATTCACATTCACCACAACACTCTTATCATTCATACGCTGATACCTGCCATACGGGGTAAACGAGCCCACAGACGATCGCACACCAAACCGGGCATCAACAGCATCCGGCAGCCGTCCCGCCATATCAGACATCGCATCCAACGCCAAACCAGCATTACCAGTAATACCCTCAGCCAAACCGGCAACAACCTGCCGGCCAACCTGGTCACGAAACACCCGAGACGGGGAATGAATACCCAACACCGACTTCGCCGCATTAGCAACCTGGGAACCCATATTACGCACCGTATCCAACAGGCCACTCATAGCATTCCGGATACCATTACCCAAACCAGACACCACATCACGGCCAGCAGACACCAACAGGGACCCCATATTACCAAGCGCACGCCGAATATTACCAGGCAAATTCCGGAAAAAACCCAGCACACCATGCACACCACTAGACACAGCCGAGCCCATAGCATGCATAGCAGAAGAAGCCGCACTCCGGGCACCATTAAACCCGCGCACAGCACCACTACGAACCCTAGACGCCATCGAACTGAAAAACCCGCCAACAGCAGACGCCACCGAAGACACAACACTCCGGATAGCATTCATCGCAGAAGAAACAGCGCCACGGGCTGCGTTAAAACCAGACCTCACATGGGAGGCAACCGAAGAACCAAGCCGGGCAAAAAACCCCACAACCGCGTTAACGCCGCCAGAAATCACCGACTTGAAACCGTTAATAAACGCTGACGTAAACGCTCTAATATGATTCCAACCATTCAGGATGGCCGTGCCCATAGACCTCACGCCAGACACTAAATGATTCACAACCCATGAGATGACACGGGTGACAGTCCCAATAATCCGGGCTGCAGCAGACACAATAGCGCCAAGAATACGTGCAACAAACCCCACCACAGCCGCCACAATCGGCATCACAACCGGAATAATACGGGCCACCACCTGCAACACAACCGAGACAACCTGCATCACCACACGCATAACAGACATGATGACTGGTATCAACGACCGGATCAAACCAATAATCGGCGGCAGCACAGACATGACCGCACCCAAAATCTGTTGAATCACAGGCATCAAAACAGGCACCAACTGCATGATCACGCCAACAACCTGCCGTATCACAGCAACAACAGCCTGCAACACCGGCATCAACGCAGGCAACAACATGGCAGCAACCTGTGTCACCGCACCAATAATCTGGGTGATAACAGGAACCAGCCGGGCGACAAGCATACTAATCACAGGCATAAGCTGTGCAGCCAAACCGGCAACCATACCGATAATCTGGGCAAACACTGGCGCCAACTGTGCCACAACCCCGGCAACCAAACCAAACAGCGGCTGCACAGCGGCCATAATCTGGCCCAACGCCTGGCCAACAACCCCCACAAGCTGCATAACAGCGGCACGGAACTGGGCGTTCGTAGCAAACATGGCAGCAAACAAGCCGATCACAATCCCGACAGGGCCACCCAGGGCGCGAAACACGCCGCCAAGCCCGCCAGCGGCACCCTTCAAAGCACCAAACGACGGCAACAGATTCTTCAACGACACCGCCAGCGGGGCAAACCCCGCGACAAGCTTCCCAACACCGGCAGCAACAATACCAAACACTGCGGTGCCACCCGCAAACATGGCACCCAAATTCACTTTAGGGACAGGCAAATGCATTCTCGCAAAAATGCCCTTCAACTGCTCCACCTTGGCGCGCATCTGTGCATTCATTCGAGTGATCATAGCAGGCATACGATTAATCCACGCCAAAATAGACGGCATCATACGCTGAATACCAGCATCTACGGCAGCAAACATCGGCTTCACAGAATCCGTCACCGACTTGATAACCGGATTCAACGCAACAAAAATCTGCCGCAACCCGTTAAGAAACGGCGCCATAGCCGTAGCACCAAGATAACCCAGGGCACCCTTAACATTCTTCATAGCGCCCTCAAACGTCTTACCAGACGCCTGCGCAGCACCACCCATACCAAGCTTCATCGCAGCCGCAAACGTGGCAAAATCAATCTGCCCCTTCGACACCATCTGCGACACCTCAGCCGACGTTTTACCCGTCTGCCTGGCAAGCAAAGACAGTACAGGAACACCCGCCATCGTAAGCTGCAACATGTCATCGCCCTGCAACTTACCGCGGGCCATCACAGACGTAAAAATAGCGCCCGTATCCTGAAACGACTTACCCGAAATATAAGACACATCGGCGACAGTCTTCAACACATCCGTCATCTGCCCGCCAGACTTCACACCCGAAGCAGACAACGCCGCCGCAGTAGAAGCCGCATCACCCAACGCATACGACGTACCAGTCACAGCCTCAATAGCCGAATTCATAATCGAAGACGTGTCAGAAGACGTATGACCCAAACCAGTCAGTTTAGCCTGAGCCTCATCAATAGCCATAGCGCGAGCAATACCGCCACCAATAGTCACATCATAAATCGACTTGAGGCCCTTCTTAGCAACATTGATGGCACCCACCATTGCGGCACCACCAAGCGCCAACTTCATGCCCTTAGCAAAAAGACTACCCGAACGCTGACCCTCAGCAGGCATAACCCCAGAAAGCTGTTTACCAACATCCGCCTTCAAACCCGGCATCTTCGTATACAACGACACATATGCGGAAGCAATCTCACCAGACATACACTATTCACCCCATAATATTAATCTCGCGAGACACCCCGCCACCGGCACGAACACGCGCCAAAATATCGTCCACCTGCCCAGACGTAAACCGGGCCCTACGCTCATCCGTAGGCCTCGCCACAGGCTCCGGCTGCCCCTCACTATTAGCAGACCTGTAATGATCCAACATGTCCAACACCGCCCACTCAGACCACTCAAACGGGCGCTGCCAACCATTCAGGTGGGCCGCCAACTGACTAGACGTATCGGTACACAACACGCCAGCCAGCCGGACAGCCTCACCCCAACACATTATCGGGCCACCAACATCATAAACCGAGCAACCGAACCGGGTCCTCCAATCATATTCGATGGCCCCACGATAATCATCAATCAGGCCGTGGAGCCAAACTATTCCCCCAGCGAGGCACCCTTACCGTCAGGCTTATATTCCATCCACTCACGGAAAACCTCCGCCACACGAACCATAGGAAGCCCCTCCAGGGCCTCCACAGCATCCACTGGGGCGGCAGCCTCCAACATAGAAAACATCACCTCAACCTGGGCGAAATCCGCAGACTCCCCCGACTGGGCAATCCTGGCGGCACGGCGAAACACGCGGGCAGGAACAGCCTGAGCCGTCTCCTCCGCATCCGCCAACACCCAGCTACGGTCACCAATCTTCAACGTGTAACCTGTGTCACTCATCTATCAACAATCCCTCAAACTATGTGTATCAGTTATTAGACGGCGGATTCGGATCCGGCTGAGGCTTTGGAGAAGGAGGAGTATCAGCTTTTAAAGCCGTCATCCACCCCCGACCAGACACCGCATTACCAGTCTTATTAATCTGGGCAGGATACGCCTTCAACGTCACACCATACCCGTACACTTCACCATTCTTACCCTTGATCTCGTCACGATCGATAAGCTCAACCTCAGGGAAATAGTAGCGAATAACCTGATCACCATCAACAATATCCATCAGTAAAGCGTGCACGCCAGTGGTGGCACCCGGAGAAATATCGAACGAACCCGAATCGGATCCGGCAGTAACCTTCGACTGCCAAAACAGCTCGATAACCTCCTTCTTAGACTCGATCAGCTGGAAAGAAATCTCGATAGAAGACTCCGTAGCCACAGTGCGAACAACATCCGCATTCTGCCAAGCCTTCAAATCATCCGTTTTACGCTCAGGCTTAATCTTAAACCCGTCATCCGACAGATACCCTAAAGCTGTAAGCCCGGAAGGAACCGCCTCCACACCCTTAATAGTATCACCCGCGTGCGCGTCACCAATATAAACGTCGCCAGTAACCGCGGAACGAACATTAGACGCTTTACGTGTTGCAGCCATCACAACCCCCATTAAATATCAAACAATTACATTAAAACAAAAACAAATACGTTTACTCAGATTCGACAGGCCTACACACCAGCTCAAAAAGCGAATACACATCAAAACGTGCACCATCAACCAGCAAATCAGGACCAGTAGAACGCCTACAAAACACCACCGGATCACCATCAACCCCGTCAGCCAGCACAGCCTCCACCCGCCTGGCTAGCGACATAGCACGATCCGGCGTATCAGAAAACACATTCACCCGCAAAAAAACACGCTCACGCACATGCAACTGCGGACCACCATCAAGAGCCAACCAAATAAGGTCACCCTCAAAACTATCCGGCACTGTCCCGGTGCATGGTATCCCAGACAGCCAGCCATCATCCTTGAGTACGCGTTTAGCCCACACACGCGGATCACCGTAAACGATCACGACGCAGCCCCAATCGACCGGGCCAGCGTGCCATGCTTCGCCTCAATCCTTTTACCACCCTTATAGGTGGTGCCAATCCTCGCCACAGCCTCCACACGGTGAACCTGCACCTCAGACGACAAACCATTACGGTATTGGGCCCTATCGAAAGCATTACCACCCACATTCGCCGAGGCCGCACGCTTGACACGCTCGCCACGCTCAGCCAACATAGCCTGCACCCCAGAAGACTTCAACACCTCACGAATACCCGGCAAGTTCAGCTTCACATTCACATCCTGAGCCACTACCCATCAGCCCTTCTTACGCTTCACATTGATCTGCGTACCAGCATCCCAACCGGACATGGGGTGATGCCACACGATAGGAGACCCGTCAGCCTCCCACACAGCACCCCGGATACGCCACCTGCAACGATAACCGGCACCCACAACAGACTGCTTGAAAAGCATCGACCAATGCTCATAATCCGAGTCACGGCCGGCAGCCTCATCCTCCTGCGAAACGGAAGCATAGATGGCCACGTTATGAAACACAGTCTCGACAGGCTTAGACCAGTCTTCCACCTTGTCGCCAAGATCATCGACACGAACAGTCGGTTGAAGCATCACAACCGTTTCACCATACGGAAAACTGGTCATATCATATCTCCCACAAAGGGCCAGCGTAGCCGTTAATATTCGACCCGCACGAGCAACCCTCACCCCACACCGTGGAACACACCTCAGAATGATTCACACTACTCCTCATGGTCGGTGTAATAGTGAACGCTTTACCAGCCCCACCATCACCCTCACACAGCTTCTTTAATGCGGCAATCTCGGAAGGCCACAACAAGTTCGTGGGAGTATTAGACCGTGTAGTTTGAGCGAAAGGACCCGCAGACTCATACTGCACCTGACCAGAAACCCCGGTATCATTCCAGCGCAACAAAGCCCTGCGCAGAATAGCCTTAGCGGCATCCTTGTATTTGAAATCCGGTTTAGCGATACAGGGGGCGACACTGACAGCCACAGCCTCCACATCGGCAATCATCGCCTCAAGCTTCTCTCTAGGAATATCGGCGAAAGGCTCAATATCCTCAGGCTTTAAAATGATACCCATCAACACCACCCCCTGCACACAGCATGAACATTATCGCAACAAATAGATCAGTTCTCGGCCGGCGGATTAGGCTTCGGGGCAGCCTTCTCCTTCACAACAGCAAACGAATCAAGCGACTCGATAGCCACATACAGCACAGCCTCGGCACGAACCATAACCTCATTATGGCCCTTCAGGTCACGCCCAGTCTGATCCGGATCACCATACTCGATCAGCTCGATCGGGAAGTTACGCTGGAAACCCCAATGAACACGCGAAAAATCACCAACAATAGCCTTAACACCCGACGTAGGCGACATCTCAGGGGCGCCAGAAACAGTCGAAGAAGAACCAACATTCAGCCCGCGCCAATTATCCAAGCCAGCGAAACCGGCGGCAGGATACATAGGCTGCCCGGCAAGCGGAGACCCCTTCGGATACACCTCAGTAGACAGCGCAAACGAGAACGCCGGATCCAAAGCAACCCCGTTAGGAACCTGCAAACCAGCCCCAGCGATAAGACCAACAGCCTTAACAAGATCAGCCGTAGCGCTATCGGTTGCATCAACAATATGCTTCGTCTTATCCAGCGAAGTATGCACAGCGGCAGCCGCTTTACCAGTGGCAGGATCAATACCGTGGAAGGCAATCAGATCCACGGCGCGACCAATCGAAGCACCAAGAGCAGGCGAAATCAGATCCTGCAAAACACCCAGACGGTAATCGGCGTCAGCCCACATAAACTCGTCCGAGACACGCTGCTGAGTCACAACCTTGATAGGCTGCGCAGTAAACGCCGAAACATCAACAGACGCGGAAGGCTTAACCTCGCCCTCACCAACAATCTTAGCGCGAGGAACACCACTAAACACGGCACCCTTAACAGGCCCGAAAATAGTCGGCTGCTCCGGCGAAAGCTTCGCCAAAACACCAGAATCGATAGCACGGTCACGAACCGCACCAATCATAGAACCAGGAAGCTCAAGCTTCCCTGCAGAAAGAAAATCGTCAGCCATCACAAATCATCTCCTAGAATTATTGACAAGAGCATCCACAAACGCGACACCCTCACGTCGTTTAACATCATCAACGGGGGCACTCCCCGCAAGACGGCGCACACCCGCGCCACCACTACTATGGTCGATCAAACCCTTCAAAGCCTTAGCAGACTCCACCAGTGCTTCACGATCGCTACCGTGCAAGAAAGCAACCGCATCACTGGACAAACCATACTCTGAAACAACCTCGCGCTTCACACCCTCAAGAACAAACCCGTTAATCCTGTCTTCGAGTTCCTCATTCTTGCGGCGAAGCTCATCAATAGTAGATCCAGAATCGTCACTCGATGCACGAAGCTTCTCCAACTCGGCGAAATTACTTTTAGCACGAGACTCCCACTTACGGGCCTCCGCCTTCCAATCAGTCCCCGGCGATTTACCCTCGCCTTCATTCTTCAACTGATTGTCGGCTACCTCCTGCCCGCCATCGTCTTTTACTGTATCAACAATGCCGTTATCCTTTCCGGACTCCACAACATCATTGTCAACATTCTGTTCCTCAACACTCTGATCGGCCATAGCCTAACCCTACACTCCTTGCGGAAAACAACACAACATTGTTGACCCCCGTGCGGGAGACAACCCTGTGCACCAATAACCGGCGGCACACAACCGGAAACCACATCAAATTATCTCATACCACCAACAGTACGCATAGCCTTCAAAATATTGCCAGGCGACTGCTGCAACCCGTGATCATCAACCCACTCACGGGCCTTCTCATACGTCCTCTGATACTCGGCATCAGCCCTATTTGGTTCCCAAGGGCCAACAACCTCAACCACCGTACAACCACAATGATCATGGTATTTCGAACCAAACGGACGCTTACCACCACGCTTATGACGCCGCGTATGTCCAGTAGTGAGTGCCCTTTCTTTGGTCGTATAATCCGACCTCGTAGCCAACATGGCACAAAAAGCACACGGATCACCATCAGTCACCCGACGCCACGACCTGCCCTGCGCACCCGCCGACCACTCAACCGTGTCACGGCCAGCATTCATAACAGCCCGATCAAAACCCGCAGCCATCGCATCAATCGTGTCATTCGCCCTATCCGGGTCACTCTCAAGAATCTTCATAGTCGAAAACGACCTAGCCAACGCCGCCGCAGCATCAAACTCGTCATACACAATCAAACCCGGATCCACACCATTCAACCGGCGAAAATCCGACACAAACCTGGCAGCCAACGATGCCGAACCATCATGGCCGGCACGCTCCAACTCCACACACAAACGCACATACTGCGTGTCACTCATCTTCCCGGCACGCCACAAACGACCAAGCTCGGCATAATAGCCCGCATACTTCCCAGCAAGCCTGACCGCCTCACGCTGATACTCAGTCGCAGCAAGCCTCGACATAGCACCCGAAGCCATTCATCAAACCTCGTTAGTTTGACGCGATATAGCCCCAGCCAGTGCCGCCAACGGGTCAGACGACTCAGCACGATGACGCATCACAGCCTCAACCTGCACATCATCAAGCCCCAACATCTCCAACACCGTACGAGAATCAGCAGGCAAAATACCGGCACCAACAAGCTTCGTCACAGCATCAGCCGTAGCCGCCCGGGTAGGCGTCGAAGCATCACGCCAACGCAAACCAACATCACCAAAAAAATCGGCCTCATCAACACGAGAATCCAACGCCTTGGCAGCCAGGAAACCAACCGACAGCCAGCCCTGACCAAACGACGTCTGCCTGCGTTCAGCACGCTTCACAAGCCGAGATTCCTCGGCAGCCAAAGCCTCCCCACTAGGTGGGTTAGACGTGATAAACCCGAAATAGCGTTCCGGAACAGCCGCCTCACCCGCAGTCAACTGCGCCAACAGTCTCATCTGATCCGAATACGGTGTAGGCGAATTGACAGGAAATGACCCCACATTCGGAGTGTCACCATCATCATCCTTATCAACAGCCCACACAGAAGCCATCGACAGGACCCAGCCAGGCTGCGAAAACTCATCCGCGCTCACGCCAGTCACCCACCTTTGCGGGTAGGCATAAAAATCACGATTCACAGACTGCCCCAACAGTGTGCGCACAGCCTCATCCGTGTAAGCCCTAATAGACCTCGTAATCTCCGAACGGCCATCAATCCTAGAAGTACGGCGACGATTCACAATAGGCACCAAAGGAACCGCACCCAACACATTCTCGATACGGCCCGTCTCAACCCACTCACGAGACCCACGCCGCTCCACCTGAACAATCACATCAGGAAGCAACAACTCCGCCTCAACAACCTCAGGATCACACGTCTGCTGCACCACCAAACCCGCATCCAAACGAGACCCGTCAGCCGAAAACTTGCCCGTACAATTCTTTGGTGACTGCGGACGAACAGACACCGTACCATCACCATGAGGAATGATCGCAACAAACGACAACCCAAAAATTAGTGCATCAAGGTGGACGTCGCATGACGCGGTTGATAGACGATTCGCAGCATACACACCATCCAGGCCGTAGCCGTCACCATTAGTCCAGCCAAGCCAATCCAGACGCTCCTCCAAAGCATCCACAGCTATACCAGGCCACGACACCACAGTCTGCACACGCTGCAACTCCGGAGGAATAGCCACCCCCAAATCACGCACCCGGCTAGAACCCTCATAGTAGCCCTCAATACGACAATGCCACGAAGACAACCTTTGGATACGATCGTACATGCCCTCAATCAGAGCCAACTCGTCCACGTTCATACCACAGACACCCGCTTCCTACCAGACCGTTCACGCCGCTTCACTTTAACTGTTTTCGCACCAAGATACGCCAAAGACACAGCTTCCAAAGGAACCTCAGAACCATCCTTAAACGAGGAACCCCAACCCCACGCAGAGCCTTTCCTCTTCTGAACCGCCGACCTCACAGCAATATCCAACATGTCACGGCGAGAATCAGCACGAGGATGAGAAACATTCCCAGACCTTACACCTTCCAGGAAGGCTTGACACGCCTCCACATACACGCCAGTATCGGCAACCACAACACCACGGCCCGGAATACCACGATCCGTCAACGCCTTCTGCAACAACACCGCACCAGACCCGGCAACCATGATCCGGTCAGTATCACCCCAACGAACCGCCAACCAGTCAGCCAACCGGCCCACACCATCAACAATCGTTCCCGACAGCCCATCAATAACCTCAACATGAACCCCAGCATCAGTCCGGCCAGCACCCGCCAAAGCAACCCGATCCCCAGAACGAGAAAACGAGACACCAAACACTTTCCCGCCAACCAGCTTCGCCTCATCCACAGCAGACTGAGCCCACTTATCAGCAGGAACCACAGACGCAGCAGACTGGCCACGATCCCACCAGCCAAGCCGCTCCCGAGCAAAACCGGCAGCAGACATCGACTCATGCTCATCGCTTACGGTCCCAAAATTCAGGCGACGCCCCAACGCCGGATTCGTATCCCCCGCCAACTTCCGCCACTGCCGCGACACATCATCCGGATCAGACTCGTCAGGAATCGAAAACTCCGTCCACGCAAACCTTTTACCACCCGACAAAGCCTGACCACGCAAACGCAACACCACAGAACCATCAGCCAACGGGCCAGGCGGCGTACCAAGGAAAATCTGCTGCGGATCACCAGACGGGGCAGCACTCACCGTAGGAAGCAAAGCCTCCAACTGCTCATCCGACAACTCCTGAGCCTCATCACACACCAAATCATCAACCGTAAACCCGCGAGCAGAACCCCGAGAACGAGCCACAAACTCAACCGAACCCCAACCGCTGCAGCCACACTTCTTCTCAAACGTGGCACAATCCGGATGATGCAACACAATAGCCTCCTGACCATTCGTCGCCCGAATCGACTTCACCATACGATACAAGTCAGGAAACTGCCGCTCATTCTCAAAAAACGACCTCAACCGCATAAACGCCTTACGAGCCGACTTCAACTCGTGAGCCGTATGCAAAATACGGCGACCCTGAATAGTCGCCTTAAACAACTCCACAACCTCAAGGATCGCATTCTTGCCATTCTGGCGAGGCACAAACACCCCACACACACCCGAAGCAAGCCTGCCATTACCACCGACAGCCAGCCAATCATCCAACACCTGCTGCTGCCACGGATCAGGCGTCAACCCATACGCACGACCCAACTCCCCAGCATCACCGCCAGCAGACACCGAATACGCCGCAGCCACCCGGTGACGAGGAACCTGAGACCCAACAACACCAGACACCTAATCAGGCCCCCTTGCGCTTCCTATACCGGTCAATCATCGCCACCGCAGAACCCCCACCACGGCCACCAGACACCACATCAACCGAATACCGATCCAACATACCCATAAAAGCCTTCACATGAGCACGAAGCGAAGCCACCAAATCCGCGCGACCCTCACGCCACACACAATCATGAATCACCGCAGCATCCATAAGAAACAGCCACTCCTCATCAGACACGTACTGCGCACGACTATCCTCACCCCACACACGCCACCAACGACGCGTCTCCCCACACCACTCACGACTATCAGGAAGCTCAGGCTGCACAACACTCACCACCAACACAAAAAGTCGACAAACAGACAAATCCAC